AAATCGATGGAATGTAGAATATTGATATTCAAGAAGCTATCCAATAGGAATTTGGAATCAAACATTCTCTTGAATATATCTCGTCCCTATGGCGCAAAAAAATTCCATAGCTTATTGCGTCCGCTGCTGAAGACCAATATCTTGATTGGTATTTTATGAAAGAGGAAAAGGGTACTTATAAACGATGCAGTCGCTGTGGGCAGATTAAGTTAGCCAATAATAAGTATTTTTCGATAAATAAAACCAGCAAAGATGGCTGGTATAGTATTTGTAAAAATTGTCGAAGTGTCAAGGGCAAATCCGTGTAATTCTCAATACTACTAGATTTAAAGACTATTGAAAGGAGAATTATATATGGCAGATGATAAATTTTATTGCGAAAAATGTAATAGTACAAAAAGTGCAGACCAATTTTATTTATCTAATAATTTAGATAAATATCCAGAAGGAAAAGTAAATCTATGTAAAAAATGTATGACACTTCATGTAGATAACTGGAATCCTGATACTTATTTATGGATATTACAAGAAATTGATGTGCCTTATATTCCAGAAGAATGGAATAAGCTTTTGGCCTCTTACGGTAAAGACCGTAGTAAATTAACAGGAATGACTATTTTGGGTCGTTATCTATCTAAAATGAAACTAAAACAATTTAGAGATTATAGATGGAATGATACTGACCACTTACAAGAAATAGCTAATTCTAAAATTGAACAAACAATGAAACGATAGGGTTATGGAGCTGTTGAGATAGCAGAAGCTATCAATAAAGCCACATTTACTTTACCGGACGAAATTGTAGCTCCGCCACAAGAATCTGAAACTATTTATTCAGAACCTATGCCCATGGAAGATTATTTTGATGATGGCGCAACTGATGATTTAGTGGCCGAGTTAACTGATGAAGATAGACTATATCTTCGATTAAAATGGGGCAAATCTTATAAACCTGATGAATGGATTGAATTAGAAAATCTATATAATGAAATGATGGAATCTTATGATATTCAAACCGCTGGACATAAAGATACTCTAAAACTTATTTGTAAAACCTCGCTAAAAGCCAATCAATTGATTGATATGGGTGATATTGAAGGTTATCAAAAAATGAGTAAAGTTTATGACACTTTAATGAAGTCTGGTAAATTTACTGCGGCTTAGAATAAGGCTGCTACCGGCGAATATGTAGATTCCATTTCAGAATTAGTTGCCCTCTGCGAAAAAGATGGCTTTATTCCTCGTTATTATACAGATGGCCCACAAGATAAGGTTGATAGAACCTTACAAGACCTACAAAATTATACAAGAACTCTTGTTACCGAAGAAATGAATCTTGGTAATCTTATTGAAAGTGCTATTAAACAAATCCAAATCGACAAAGAAAAAGAAGCAGATATGACTGCGGAAGCTGCTAATGATGAAGATGCGTTTGACGCTTCTCTGTTCGGCGAAGGTGAAGAATCAATTTTGGCCGATGAAGATTTTGCAGCTTTGCGTGATATGGAAGAACAGGCTGAAATTGATGATGATGAATTTTTACGCAGTCTTCTTGGAGAGGATGAAGAATAATGGCTCTTCAAGATTTGTTAAATGTTTCTAGTAATAAAAAGAAAGTAGGTATTTCCGAAGAGCGTATTGAGGCCATTAAGCCGGCTCTTCGGCAATACATTGCTTATTGGCGTGAATATCCAGATATGTTTATAGATTTTTTATAGACAGGTATGGATGGACAGATTCCTGATAATGGATTAAAATTTTTCTTTTATCAACGAGTATTTTTACGCGCAGCCATGCGATATAGATATGTTTACATGGTATTCCCTCGTGCTTATTCTAAATCATTCTTATCAGTATTGGTTTTAATGTGCAGATGTATATTATATCCGCGCTCTAAATTGTTCGTTACTTCCGGTGGTAAAGAACAAGCTGCCGGTATTGTCAAAGAAAAAGTAAATGAACTCTGTACTTTAGTTCCTGCGTTAGAACGAGAACTAGATATGCGCCCTGGTAAAACTCGATAGTCAAAAGACTATTGTATTTTTATGTTTAAAAATGGCTCATATTTCGACAACATAGCCGCTAGTGAAAAGTCTAGAGGTAAGCGTCGTCATGGCGGTCTTGTAGAAGAATGTGTTGGCGTTGATGGAACGATTCTTAATGAAGTTATTATTCCTACTATGAACGTTTCGCGTCTGTGTATGGACGGCTCAACGCAACCTGATGAAACTCTAAACAAATCACAAATCTTTGTTACAACGGCCGGTTGGAAAGGCACCTTTGCCTACGATAAACTAATTCAATTATTAGTTCGAATGGTAGCAGAACCAGAAAAGGCATTTATCATGGGTGGAACTTGGCGTGTTCCTGTTATGATGAAACTCTTGGATAAAACTTTCTTACAAGACCTAAAACGAGACGGAACCTTCAATGAGGCCTCTTTTGACCGTGAATATGAATCTAAGTGGTCTGGAACTGTTGCAGATGCTTTCTTTGATGGCGATGTATTTGATAAACATCGTAAATTATAGAAACCTGAAAATGAACATTCCGGTCGCTCAAGTGCTTTAAGCTATTATGTTCTTTCAGTTGACGTAGGTCGTAAAGGATGCGACTCTGTAGTTTGCGTATTTAAAGTAACTCCTTAGTCAGTTGGTGGAGCAATTAAATCCTTGGTAAATATGTATACTTTTTCTGATGAGCACTTCGGAGACCAGGCTTTGCGTTTGAAAAAATTATATTATAAATATAAAGCACGACGCTTGGTTATCGACGCCAATGGTCTTGGTATTGGTTTGGTTGACTTTATGGTAAAGTCTCAAATTGACCCAGACACAGGAGATACTTATCCTGATTTTGGAGTTTATAACGATGATGAGGCGTATTATAAAAAGTATAAAACAAATATTACCGAATGTGATGCTATGTATTTAATTAAGGCGAATGCGCCCATTAACACTGAAGCGCATGCAAATGCGTAGGCTTAGATGAATTCCGGTAGAGTTTAGTTTCTAATTGATGAGCGTGTTGCTAAACAAAAATTAATGAATACAAAAGTTGGATAGAATATGAAACCAGAAGAAAGGGCAGATTACTTACATCCATTTACCCTAACTTCCATATTAAAAGAGGAAATGCTCAACCTTCGTGAAGAAAATGAAGGTGTGAATATTATTTTGCGCCAGGCTAATAAAGGTATTAAAAAGGATAAATTTTCTTCTTTCGAATATGGTCTATATTATATAAAACAAGAAGAAGATAAAAAACGAAAAAAGAAAAAATTCTGTGCCAAAGATTGGCAATTCATGAATTAAGAAAGGAGGAGCGAAATGCGAGCTTCTTATGGAGAAATAAAAATTGAAGACATATTGCGCGAGGCAGGATTGCCATTTAAAATGGAATATATTTTCCCTGATTTGCGTTCGCCAAATGGTCGTCCACTCAGATTTGATTTTGTTGTATTTGATGATGACGGTAAAATTGATTTTATGATTGAATATCAAGGAAAATAGCATTATGAACCAAGCTCAAAATTTGGTGGTAAAAAAGGCTTTTTCCAATAGCAATATAATGATAACTTGAAGCGCCGTTTCTGCGCCCTCCACGGATTCAAACTAATAGAAATCCCATATACAGAAGAAAATTTAATTTCTTATGATTATATTATGGGTAAAGCTGGATATTAAGGAGGTGTAGGGAATTGGAAGAAAAAAGTCGTTAGGAATAGATTCGAGAAAAAGGCTTTAATATGTTAGAATCCGGACCTACCTCCTATGGTAAAATAAAGGTAGGAGTAAAGACTCTAAATGACGCAACACTTACGCTCGGCAGTCTCGCCATAGCTAATAGAAACTATGGAAATAAAGCTTTAATTTTGAAAGCACTTGCTGAGCAAGATGTAAATACTTTGCGTGAAATATCTAATTATTTTTATCGAACTTCGGGTATTTATCAAAGAGCTTGTAATTATTTTGCTACCATGTATAGATATGACTGGTACATCGTACCAGAAATCTATGATGATAACATGAAGGAAGATAAAGTAATAACTGAATTTTCTCGTATTTTAAATTATTTAGATAATTCTTATATCAAGAAAATCTGTGGTGATATTGCTTTAGAGGTTATTAAATCGGGTGCATACTATGGATATATAGCAGACACTTCAACCGGTCTTGTTCTTTAGCAGCTACCTGCTGCATATTGCCGCACTCGCTATTCCGTTGGAAATATGCCAGCAGTTGAATTTAATATGCGATTTTTTGATGATAAGTTTCCTGATATGAACTATCGCTTAAAAGTTCTAAAAATGTTTCCTGCTGAATTTGCTCGAGGATATATGTTATATCGACAAGGCAAATTAACAGAACAGGGTGAAGGACCTTTGGGTCGATACTTAACCACAACAGGATGGTATTTATTAGAACCGGGTAGTGTTATTAAATTTAATTTTAATAACAATGACATTCCCATGTTTGTAAATATGTGTCCTGCAATTTTAGATTTAGATGCGGCCCAGGAGTTGGACCGCCGCAAGCAAATGCAAAAATTACTTAAAATTCTAATTCAAAAACTGCCCATGGATAAAAATGGTGATTTGATTTTTGATGTCGATGAAGCCCAGGATATTCATAATAACGCAGTTACTATGCTACGTAATGCTATTGGCGTTGATGTATTAACAACATTTACAGATGTTGAGTCTATTGATATGTCCGACAAAAATAGCGCAACTAGTACCGATGATTTAGAAAAAATGGAAAGAGCAGTATATAACGCTATGGGTTCATCTAAGAACTTGTTTAATACTGACGGTAATCTTTCCCTTGAGAAGTCAATTCTCAACGATGAAGGCTCTATAAGGAGCCTGTTGTTGCAATTCCAAATATTTTTTGATACAATAACATAGAAGTAGAGTAAAAATAAAAAGAAGTGCAATTATAGATTATACATGTTAGAAACTACTTAGTACAATTATAAAGAATTATCAAAATTATATAAAGAACAAGTGTAGATTGGATACTCCAAGATGCTGCCTCAAATTGCTCTTGGACATTCACAAAGTTCTATTATTAATACTGCTTACTTTGAAAATGAGATTTTACACTTGTCTGAAATTATGTTGCCTCCTTTAATGTCTTCTACATTAAATGCGGAAGATATTTTGGGCAAAAAGAATTCAGGCAATTCTGCTAAATCTCAAGATAATACAGAGTCAGGAGAAGCTGGTCGTCCAGAAAAACCTGATGACCAAAAAAGTGAGAAGACCATAGCTAATAAAGAGTCTATGGGATAAGGAGGATTTAAAATGAAACATCTTAGTGTCAAATTAGATACTCCTTGCGAATTAATTAATATTACTCCTGTAAATCCATTGATTTCAAAATGCTAGATTAAAGTTTGCTATGTTGGTGATGAGCCAAATCGTAACCGTAGTATTATCACTAAAGAAGTCGCGCGCGAAATGGCAAATTCTTTACCAGGCTCCCCAATCGTTGGTTATTACAACGAGGAAAAAGGCGACTTTGAAGAACATAATCGTATTATTGATATTTCCAATGGTAAGTTCGAAATTAAGGATACCACAAGGCCATATGGCTTTGTGGACCTTGGAGCTAAATGCTGGTTCCAAGAATTCGACGATGAAGGGGTAGTTCATGAATACCTTATGACTGAAGGTTGGTTATGGACTGGTCAATATCCAGAAGCTAAGCGCATTATCGAGCAAGGTAATAACTAGTCAATGGAACTTGATGAAAAATTAATTGATGCGCATTGGACAAAAGACGATAATGGAAAACCTCAATTCTTTATTATAAATGAGGCAATTATCTCAAAACTTTGTATTTTGGGAGAAGATTGTGAGCCTTGTTTCGAGGGTTCACAAATTACCAAAGTTCAATTTTCATTCGAGGGTAGTTTTGAAGAAAAATTATTCTCAATGATGAAAGAAGTCAAAGAAATTTTAAATGAAGGAGGAGCGCCTGTGTTTACTACTTATGCAGTAGAAATTGGCGATTCCTTGTGGACTGCTCTATATGATTATTTAGTAAGTCACTATCCTGATGAGGAGTGTGAATTCTGCTCTGCTTATCGTATTGAGGGCATTTACGAGGAAGACAGTCAAAAATTCGCTATTCTTCAAAACCGCACATCTATGGATTATTTCCGCATGAATTTCTCTATCACCGAAGAAGGTTTTAGTGCCTCTGAGGAATTAATTGCCGTTGAGAAGGAATTCGTTCCTGCGGCTGAGCCTCAATTTGCTTTAGATGCTTATGAGAATTATGTATCTGAGTACGCGGCAAATAAGAAGTCTGATGATAAAGAAGTCTGTGAAAAGTGCGGTAAACCACTTGATGAATGTGAATGTGAAGATGAGGACAAAAAGGATAAATATGTTTTGGAAGAAATTCCAGAATATATGGAACTTTCTCAGAAATATTCTGCACTACAGGCAGACTATAACACTCTAAATGAGCAAGTAGCTACTTTAACTACTACCAATGCTACTTTAGAGGAACAGGTTAAGAATTTAACCGACTTTAAATTGCAAATCGAGAGAAAAGAAAAAGAAGCAATGATTAATGAGACTTTCTATATGTTGTCTCCCGAAGATAAACAAGATGTTATCGACAACATTGATACTTATTCTCTTGGTGATATTGAGGCAAAGCTTGCCACTATTTGCTTCCGTAATAAAATTAGTTTTAGTAAGGAAGAAGTAGAGGAAACTACTGTTGTTGTTGCTCCAGTTACTTATAATTTAGATGAAGTAAATCAGAGCGACAATGGTGTACCCGCTTGGGTAAAAGCTGTTCTCGATAAACAAAAAAATATGTAATAAAAATTTTTAAGGAGGATATAGAAAATGGCTAAAGAATTTCTAAAGGGCCTAAGCCAAGCCGCTTATGTTGAATACGGCTATGCTCAGGTTGAGCCTAACCAACTTTCTGCTCAACGCACTGGTCAGATTTACGCACAGTTGCCTGCTGCTAGTGACATTGAAGTTTTGGAAAATGGTCAGTTCGTAAAATATGACTATGAAAAAGGCCTTGTCAATTTTGAAGGCAAGGGTGAATGGATGCTTGTATTCAACGAAATCAAGCTATATCGTGATGGCCAGGATGATTGCGAGTTTGCTATGAAGAAGGGCAATTATTTTGCTCGTGTTTATAGCCCCAGCACTGGTGGTTTGGCTGAATTAAAGGACGAAGAGGGTAACTACATCTATGCTCGTGACTATCGCGACATCGTAGCTCCTGCCGACCCCTATTCTTTGGATGCCGTTGCTGACCCATTCCGCATCTATACTCAGAATGAAGTTAAGTTAATGCCCGAAGATACTACTATGGTTCCTCGTGTATTTAAGACTAATGTTGGCGATATCTTCACCACCAACTGTATCGCTGTTGCTGAACCTACTGTTGGTATGACCTTGGCTCCTGGCGCTGATGATGGTATCTTGGCTCAGGCTTCCGAAGGCGACATGCTATGGCAGGTTGTTAAAGTTTACACTATGCCTGACTACCAAAAGGGTGTCAAGGTTATGCGTATTAAGTAATTGAAAGGAGAGAAGAACAATGGCTTTAAGTAAACAAGATTTAGTTCAATTGGGCAAAATTGCTATGACTGCTAATGCTTCTGCTCCTACCGCTTATAGCTTCAATGGTCAGTCTCTAACTTATAGTGCTGTCAATGAAACTCTACGCGAAGAGTTGAATGCTTTGGCTGAAACTCATGCCCTATATCGTGAGAATAAGAATTTAATTTTCTCTATTATGGAAGAAATTTTAGATGATGTTCTTCCCAAGGCTGTTACTGACCGCTATGCTGGTTTAGCTACTGTAAAAGTTTTTGCACAGGGTGATAAGCCCGAGTTCAAGCGTAACCGCACTAATAATCGTCGTGCTAAGCAGTTCATCACTCGCGTTGGTTTGGCCGGTCGTTATGAAGTTTTCAAGCTAAGCAAGAAAACTGAGAGCTTCCAGGTTCCTACTAGTGCTTTGGGTGGCGCTGCTCAGATTGGTTTTGAAGAGTATTTAGATGGCCGTATTGATATGGCTGAAGTTCTAAATATCGTTCTTGAAGGTATTGATGAGACCATTCAGGAAGAAGTAGTTCGCGCTATGGAAGGTGCTGTTAATCAGCTGCCTGTTGCTAACCGCGTTTCTGAAAATGGTTTTGACCCTGATTCTATGGACGAATTGATTGCTATCTCTTCTGCTTATGGCACTCCTGTTATCTACTGCACTCGTGAATTTGCTGTTCGTATGATTCCTGAGACTGGTTATCTAACTGAGGGTATGAAGGAGAAGATTTGGAACAATGGTTGGTTGGGCAACTATAAAGGTGTTCGTGTTGTTATCTTGGAGCAAAGCTTCACTGATGAGACCAATAGCACCAAGGTTGTAAATCCTGCTCATTGCTGGGTTATTGCTACTGGCGCAAATAGCACTCCTATTTATGTTGCTATGGAAGGCAATACTCTGATGAAGGAGCATGAGAATGACGACTGGAGCCGCGATATCCAGGTTTATAAGAAGGTTGGCGTAGTTGCTATGCTGTACAACAATATTTGCC